CTTAGCCTTATCGCTGACCGCCGGTCCAAATGCATCAGTTAGCTTCCTCGGCGCCCCTTGGGACACCTTGGCTTGGGAGCAAGCTCCCGCTAACTGGCTACTCCACTTTGCTACGCTTGTTGGCAATAGCAGGCTTGTGAAAGCCTACCAGGCCGTTCTAGCTGCAGCAACGCGAATATACGGAGACCCCAGAACGACAACGCTTCAAATCTCCAGAATAGTCGAGTCCACCCAATTTGTTTCCAAATCTGGATCACCCCTACGTAGTCCAGCCCCAGGCGCTCGCACCCGCAAGCGCCTTAAGACTGTTCCTGTAGAGCTGACCCTAGGTAAACTCTCTCTCCGGTATGAAGCGGCCGGTAAGGTCCGTGTATTCGCTATAGTAGATTACTGGACACAACGTGTCTTAGCACCATTACATGACTGGATGTTCGATGTACTGAAAACCTTCCCCACTGATGCTACTTTTGATCAGCAAGGCTCCCTGGAGCGGTTCATGTTGAACTGCCCTAAGGATGGCTTTTCGTACGATCTTAAGTCTGCAACAGATACAATTCCACAGGAACTATACCGTGCAGTACTCACACCAGTCCTTGGTGAAGACATCGTTGATGCGTGGTTGTCACTATTATGCGATCGATGGTATCGGACTCCGCGGGATACTCACCACTGTGCTCCAAAATACGTCAAGTATAGTCGCGGACAGCCAATGGGCGCCCTGTCCTCATGGCCTTCAATGGCCCTAGTCCATCACGCGTTAACTTTATACGCGGCCTTCCTTGAAAAGAAGGACTTAGAAATATGGAGTGAGTACAGGGTCCTTGGCGACGATAACACGAATGGCTGTAAAGCCGTAGCGGAACGGTATCGAGAGGAATCGGGTAAATTAGGCGTTCTCTTTGGGGACAAAGTGGCCCTCAAAGATGAGGGTGAGACACGCTCTGATGAGTGTAGGATCCCGGGCCCGATGGTCGAGTTCGCTAGTCAGTTCTGGAAGGGGACTACGAACCTTTCTCCTCTTTCTTTGAAAGAGGAGGCTGGTATAAAGTCTCCGGCCGCTCGGATCGAGCTCGCATCTAGAGCGCTTACGCGCTGGGGCTTGCCGAAGTCTACCGCACTGATCCCTCGTTTACTGAGACTCCTCATTGGACCCTCTCTTTATAGAGAGACATTAGAGGGACTGAAACAGGGGCGTATGGGGGCCATCAGCCAGATGGCTCTTATCGCTACCTTTGGTCCCGGCTCGACGACCCTTCGTCGGCAGGGATACCAATTGTCCACATTTGTTCCACTCTTGCTAGCCGTAGCCGGCAAGTCAGTGTTATTAAGTGGGGATAAGAGGTTCCTTCTAGGAGATGTTCCTCATAAGGGGTTGGTTCCTGAGGGGTTACCCACAGCTATTGCGCTCCGCTTCCTATCGCTTCTTGCGAAATCGATAGAACGCAAAATCGCTCTAACTACACGAAGCCTGCATGCACTCCGTGCTGGGGTGGATAAGTTGGAATTCGGCTTTGTGACAATTCCTTCCCTAGGGAAGGCGTCACAGGCGATGGTTGACCTCGTTGTTGACCATTGGCTTTCAACGAAGAGAGCCGATGTGCCTAGCGATAGCAGGCCCTTCGGGTACTACCATAGTACCCGAAACACGCAGGTTCATAGCGTTGAATCGCGGGGTCTCGGCGCCCTATCAGATGCTTTGTTCGACCTACGCTGGTCGTTGAATCAAGTTCATAATCTTATGACTCAGATTCAAGGTCGTCCTAGACGACTTGCGGAGTTCCAAGCGGAGCTTGCATCTCACAACAATATGCATGTGTTCTGGGCTTCCTTATACAGCAAATTCATTGATTCGCTGCGCCCGCGGCCTCTCACAGACATTGTCTGGAAAGTGGTCGATGGTGTTACCACAATCGTGAATAAGCTGGCTGGCGGTGTATCCTCTCCTACTAGGCCCGATCCGGTGTCACTGAGTGACGAATGGATAGAAGAGTGGTATGTAGATCTCATGGGGCTTGAATCAATAACATCTGCTGCTTACTTTGACCGTCTTGAAGTCATCTCTGATGATGGCCTCTGTTCTGTAATAGATGGATCTTACTGCATGAAACTTCCGGATCTTCCGGATGCGCTAAACGGGGATAGCGCGGCAGCTTTGATTACAAATACTACAGAACTCGACATCTCGGTTCCCAGAGCGTTAAAGATGCTCGCCTTCCAGTCCGGTAACACTGACGCCGAAATCATACAACAGTATGAGAACTTATTTGAGATCCCTATCTCAGATAAGACCCACGTGCTGGATGAGCTAGCACCTTCAATATTACAGGAGGGATATGACCTACACGCCAGACTATCCAACCCGACCGATTTCACCTCCGCAGACCCATTTGCAGGCCCAGACGCAGTGCGTCCTTCAAATGCATTTGAGAAATGGCGGCAGTCAGCGAGGGACCTCTTCCCAGTCCTTGGCTTCTTCAACCAGAGCTATCGCCTTGCGATAGATGATCTTGAGCTTCCAGACACGAAAAGAGGGGGGACACCTTCCAATCGCCACCCTAGTATCCGCAAAAACAAACCA